TACTTTATTTTGTAATGACGTGACTGATCTGGGGATTTTCAAAAGTCCCCAGTCAGCACGTAATGCTATTACAAAAGCTAGTAAGAAGAATCTTGTCATGAAAAACGGCAAGAATAAGAAGAAGATTTACCTCAACAAGAGTATGAATGTTCAGACAACAGGTAATGTACTACTGGACTATAAAATTTTAGGCATTGAATCCCAAGAGTCATAAAGATTTTAAAGAAGGTATTGCAGAAGAGGTTGGAGTACACCCTGATGTAGTTGATGACTTTGTAAATTTTTATTATGCAAAGCTCAGAAAAAACTTATCTAATTTAACTTACCCTAGTATAAACATAACTGGTTTGGGTACTTTTAATATTAGACAAAGAATACTAGATAAAGAAATAAAGAAAACAAAAAGCATTCTTGGAAACCTAGCAAAAACTACATATCACGGATATGAAAAACATGTGGGTATAAAAGAGAAACTAGAAGCTCTTGAAAATATGAAAGAGATGATAGATGTTGAAAAGCAAGAAAAAGCAAACTTTAGAAAGAAGAACAAATGAAACTTAAAGATCTAATGAATGCATTTAAGAACGCTGATAAGATTACAGCCGGTGTTCTTAATTCAATTTTTAAGAAAAAAGAAATTGAGGTAATTGCTGCTGCAAGATTTGAAATATGTCAAAAATGTGAACAGCTTGATACTGAGGGAGTTAACTGTTTGGCTCCTGGAACACAACCATGTTGTGCTGAATGTGGTTGTAGTTTAGACTTTAAAACAAGATCATTATCTTCAGAATGCCCATTAGGTAAATGGAATGCTTGGTTAACTGAAGAAGAAGAAAATAAATTAGACTTATGACTGTATCTGAAATTGTAAAAGATCTTCTAAAATATAGAATGATCACAGAAGAAGCTGCTGTTGTTTTGCTTAGAGCAGAAGCAGATGCTATTGCGTATAGGATAACCAATGAAAAACCTAGTTATAATCTTAAAGATTTAGAAGCTATGGGTATTTGGTTTACCAATACTACAAATGATAAATAACAATAACTATGGCTATTATATTTAAAGAAGATGGACATGTATATGAAAGTGTAGACCAGGATCAAATAAACTGGACTAGTGTAACTTCCTTTATTGGAATGTTTAAACCTAAGTTTAATGCTAAGGCGCAGGCTAAAAAGTCTGCCAAGAATAAACGTTCTAAATGGTATGGTATGACTGAAAAAGAAATACTTGCCGCGTGGGATGGAGAAACAGAACGTGCTATTGGATTAGGTAATTGGTATCACAACCAAAGAGAAGCAGATATGCTTGATTTCAAAACCATTGAACGTGATGGTGTGGAACTACCTATAATTAAACCTTTAGTAAATGACAGCGGTATAAAACTAGCACCAAATCAAAAGCTAGGAGAAGGTGTATATCCAGAGCATCTTGTCTATTTAAAGTCTGTTGGACTTTGTGGACAAGCTGATTTGGTTGAGATTGTAAATGGTCATATTAACATTACAGATTACAAAACAAATAAGGAAATTAAAGAGAAAGGTTTTACAAATTGGGAGGGTATTACATCAAAAATGTACAATCCTGTTAGCCATCTTGATGATTGTAATCTGAATCATTATAACCTACAACTCAGTATTTATGCGTATATTATTAAAAAGCACAACCCTAAACTAAAGATAGGTAAGCTTACAATTCAACATGTAAAATTTAAGCAGGTTGGAACAGATAAAAACGGATATCCAATTAATGAACACGTTAATGGTGAACCAGTTATTGAGGATATCAAGATGTATAATCTACCATATTTAAAAGATGAAGTTGACAGTCTTATAATGTGGTTTAAAGACAATGGATAATGTTACAGACTAATACAAGAAATTTTGATTTTCATGAATTTCAAAGAGTTAATTTTAAAACTGAAATTAGTGAAGTTACTACTGAAAGCATTGAGGCTGGAGAAGTTCAAGAAACAACAAGAAGTAAAGTATATACAGATATAAAAATAGATTTGTATACTGTAATTGCATATGGTCATTACTTTGATCCAGAAGAAGGTAGAATAGACCATAGAGTAACAGAAATTTTTATAGACGGCATACAATCTTCAATATTAATTAGAAAAAGATATTTTGAGTTTAATCTTATAATGTCTGGCCTAGCACCACTTAACCCATGATAGTTAGACTTTTTGATGTACAAAACGGAAAAGTAATTCCTACAGAACATTGCTATACATTAGAATTTTTAAAAGATTTAATGGAAGCATATCCTGATACATACATGAGTGTGTACCAGTATTTATTTTATATGTCTTGTCCTAACCCTGACTTAAATCCATTTTTTAATTTACCAGAACATGAGAAAGAAGATATCATAATAGAACAGGTTGGTTTAGAAGAATCAACTGAAGATTCTAAAATAAGATACTCACTAGACATGTGTAGAAAGCTTTATGAAACACCAACCTATAGAGCATATGTGGGTATTAAGTCAATGCTTGATAGATTGGCCAGATACATGGAAACAACTCAAATTGAGCATGGACGTGATGGTAATATTAATTCACTTGTAAACGCTGCAGCTAAGTTTGAACAAATCAGGAATTCTTATAAAGGAGCCTTCAGTGATATGAAGGAAGAACAAGAAAGCCAAGTTCGTGGTGGTGCAGGTTTAGCTTATGATCAAATGTAATGACAAACAAAAAAGAAAACTGGGTCTTCTGTTATTGGGATGAACCCATTGATATAAAACCAAATAAAGAAAAGAATGAAAACAAGAATAGTCCCCGTAGGAAAAAAGGTTCTAATAAAGCCTAAAGAAGCAGAGAGAACTATACCTGGTACTAATATTATTATCCCCGATACAGCTTTAGAAAAAGTATATCAGGGGTATGTTGTAGCTGTAGGTGCTGAAGTTGAAGAGATTAAATCTGGAGATTTTATTCAATATGCAGATTACTGTGTTCCAACAGAAATGAAACATGATGGTGAAAAACATTTACTTATAAATGCTGGAGATGTTTTTGCTGTAATTGAGAATATTGAATAGTGTTTATAGAAATCCCAACATATGAAGGTGGTCAATGGACTGTAACAAGCTTTGAAACAAGACAAGATTTTTCTGAGTTTATACTATCCATATTTAAAGAACCAGGTCTCTATAATTTTAATGAAACAAGCTTTTTATTTAATAAAGAAGCAAATCATTTTAATAAAGAGGGTTATTACTGCGGTGCACCTTTTAGATCCAGAGATTATATAAATTATTGGGATGACCAAAAAAACAAATGCCGTGTGGGAGCTATCTATAAAGATGGTTCCCATACTTGGTATTTAACCCGTGATTATTACATGTGGTTAAACTTCCTACCTATCTATGATAAGGAAGAAAAGAAATATGGATTTGCTAAAGTCCGTGATGCCCAATATCACATGGCCCTTTATGAGTTATTAGCAGAACTAAATTACAAACATTCTGCTATTTTAAAGAAACGTCAGATTGCATCTTCTTACTTTCATATGGGTAAGATTATTAACACCTATTGGTTTGAAGAGGGTAGTACATGTAAGATAGGTGCATCATTAAAAGACTATATCAACGACAAAGGTTCTTGGAAGTTTCTTGATGAATACAAGACATTTCTTAATGAACATACTGCTTGGTATAGACCAAGTAATCCAGAGAAAGTATTGTTGTGGCAACAGCAGATTGAAGTTAAAGTTGGTAATAGAAAAACATCTAGAGGTCTTAAATCTAAGATACAAGGTGCTTCTTTTGAAAAGAATGCAACAACTGGTGTAGGTGGTCCAACAACTTATTTCTTTCATGAAGAGGCTGGTATTGCACCTAAGATGATGCAGACATATGAGTACTTACGTCCTGCAATGTCTTCTGGTATGGTGACTACAGGTATGTTTATAGCCGCTGGTTCTGTGGGTGATCTTGATCAGTGTGAACCATTAAAGGAAATGATATTAAATCCTACATCAAATGATATATATGCTGTAGAAACTAATCTCATGGACGCAGACGGTACTATTGGATTAGCAGGCCTCTTTATACCAGAACAGTGGTCTATGCCTCCTCATATTGATGATTATGGTAATTCACTTATAGAAGAAGCCCTAGAAGCAATTAGATTAGAAAGAGTAAAATGGAAGGCTGATCTAAACCCTGAGCAATATCAACTACGTATTTCTCAGAAGCCAACCAATATTGCAGAAGCTTTTGCTTATAGAAAAGAATCAGTATTTCCTCAAGGTATTATATCTAAACAACTTAAAAAGATTGAGGATAAAGATTACGCATATGAGCATATAGAACTTGAAAGAGTTCAAGATGGTATCATGGCTAAGAGATCAAATAAGCTACCTATTTCAGAGTTTCCTGTAAATAAGAAAGCTCAAGATAAAACGGGTTGTTTAGTTGTTTGGGAAAGACCTATATCTAATCCAGAGTTTGGTGCTTATTATGCATCTATTGACCCCGTATCAGAAGGTAAGACTACTACATCTGATTCTTTGTGTAGTATTTTTGTGTACAAGAATTCTGTAGAGATAACCAGGGAAACCCAAAATGGTCTAGAACACTTTATTGAACCAGCTAAAATTGTAGCTGCTTGGTGTGGTAGATATGATGATATTAATAAAACACATGAGCAACTAGAATTAATTATAGAATGGTACAATGCTTGGACTCTTGTTGAGAATAACATATCTCTTTTTATACAGCATATGATTGCTAAGAAAAAGCAAAAGTATCTTGTTCCTAAGCAACAGATTCTTTTCTTAAAAGATCTAGGAAGTAACAGAACAGTATACCAAGAATATGGTTGGAAGAACACAGGCACACTTTTTAAAAGTCACCTTATTTCATATGCAATTGAATTCCTAAGAGAAGAGATTGATGTAGAAACAGATCAAGATGGAAATGTTTTAAATACAACTCTAGGTATTGAAAGAATACCAGACCCAATGTTGTTAAAAGAAATGCTTGCTTATTATCCTGGACTTAACGTGGATAGATTGGTGGCTTTTTCAGCATTGGTGGCCTTTTCAAAGATTCAAGAGTCAAATAGAGGTTATTTGAAAAGAAGAGAGTCAGAATCAGACAATTCTTTGGATAATTCAAAAAATTTGTATAAATTAAAGTATAGTCCGTTTAAAAATTTAGGACGTGGTAAAACTACTATTGGAGGTCATAAAATAAAAAGATCTGCATTTAAAAATATTAGATAAGTATGAAGGTATTCAATGCAATGCAATTAAAGAATGGTGCCAAAGCTGATAGCGGGTATCCAACCACGTCTAGCCTCACTCAACCAATTCAGTTTCTTGCGGCTAAACAAAAAGACCAAGATTGGGCTGCTTGGAATTTAGATTGGTTAGAATTACAGGGACTACAATTCTTAAGACAAAATGCCCGCAAGCTTTTAAAAAACTATAAGCTTGCAAAAGGTATTATTGATAAGACAGATTATATTGTTGAAGAAGATAATGACTATAAAGATCTTGTAGACGTTTTAACAAAGGAAGATGGTTCTGCTTTAGAGCTTAAGTTCTATCCTATTATTCCAAATGTAGTAAACGTATTATCTGGAGAGTTTTCAAAAAGGTTTTCTAAAGTTCAGTTTAGAGCTGTAGATGATCTTTCTTATAATGAGATGCTAGAACAAAAAAGAGCTCTTATTGAAGAAAACTTACTTGCTGAAGCAGAACAACAACTGCTTTTAAAAATGATTGAGATGGGAGCTAACCCATCAGATCCTGAAATGCAGCAGCAACTTTCTCCAGAAAATTTAAAATCTCTCCCGGAGATAGAAGATTTCTTTAGCAAAGATTATAGAAGCTTGGTAGAAGAATGGGCTTCTCATCAATTAAATGTTGATGAAGAACGTTTTAAAATGCAAGAATTAGAAGAGCGTGCGTTTAGAGACATGCTTATTACAGACAGAGAGTTCTGGCATTTTAGAATGATGGAGGATGATTATGAGCTAGAGCTATGGAATCCTGTTTTAACATTCTATCAAAAGTCACCAGATGCTAGATATATTTCTCAATCTAACTATGCTGGTAAAGTTGATCTAATGACAGTTGCTGATGTTATTGACAAGTATGGTTACTTGATGAATCAAAAGCAATTAGAATCTTTGCAAGAAATTTATCCTGCTAAGTCTGGTAGATATCAGGTTTCAGGATATCAAAATGATGGTACATATTATGATCCAACAAAATCACATGCTTGGAACACTAATGCACCTAGTTTAGCTTATAGACAATTTGTAAGTAATTGGAATAATGCTCCTGAATATGGGGGAGATATTGTCAGTTCTATTCTTAATGAGGGGGATGATATTCCTAATTGGGGGGAAGGGTCCTTAATGAGAGTCACCACGGTATATTGGAAAACTCAACGGAAAGTTGGACACCTTACCAAAATTTTAGAAGATGGGGAGGTAATTCAGGAGATTATTGATGAAACCTTTAAGGTTACAGAAAAGCCAATTTATGATACAAGTCTATTTAAAAATAAGACAAAGAATAATCTAGTTCAAGGTGAACACATTGATTGGATTTGGATTAATGAAGTTTGGGGTGGTGTTAAGATTGGACCAAACTTACCTGCTTTCTGGAAATCAGATGCAAGCAATAATATTAATCCTATTTATTTAGGTATTAATAGAGAAAAACCTGGCAGAATTCCTTTCCAATTTAAAGGAGATAGTTCATTGTATGGTTGTAAACTGCCGGTAGAAGGACGTGTATTCTCTGACCGCAATACTAGATCTACATCTCTTGTTGATCTTATGAAGGCATATCAGGTTGGATATAATATGGTTAACAATCAGATTGCAGATATTCTAGTAGATGAACTAGGTACTGTAATTATGTTTGATCAGAATGCATTGCCTAGACATTCTATGGGTGAAGATTGGGGTAAAGGAAATTATGCTAAAGCTTATGTAGCAATGAAAGATTTCCAGATGTTACCACTTGACACATCTATTACAAATACAGAGAATGCAACAAACTTCAATCATTATCAAGTTCTAAACATGGAACAAACTAATAGATTGATGTCACGCATTCAATTAGCTAATTATTTTAAGCAACAAGCATTTGATGCAATAGGTGTTAATCCACAGCGTCTTGGTGCTCCTATGGCACAAGAAACTGCTACTGGTGTAACTCAAGCATTAAATCAATCATATGCTCAAACTGAAATTTACTTTACACAACACTCAGATCATTTGATGCCAAGAGTCCATCAAATGCGTACAGATTTAGCACAGTATTACTATAGTAGTAATCCAAGTGTAAGACTATCTTATATTTCATCTGCAGCAGAAAAAGTTAATTTTCAAATTAATGGTACTGAGCTTTTATTAAGAGACTTTAATGTATTTGCTACAACCAAGACAAACCATAGAGCAATTCTTGATCAACTAAAACAACTAGCAATTCAGAATAATACATCTGGTGCTAGCATATTTGATCTTGGTAATATTATTAAAGCTGATTCTATTGCTGAAGTTTCTGATATCTTGAAAGACTCTGAAACTAAACAACAAGCAATGAGACAGCAAGAAATGCAGCAACAACGTGAAATGCAAGAACAACAGCTTCAAGCTAAAGCTCAAGAAGAACAAATGAAGCGTGAATATGAAGCAATGGAAGCTGAAAAAGAACGTCAAAAAGATATTCAAGTTGCTGAGATTAGAGCTGCAGGGTATGGTGCAATGGTAGATCTAAATGAAAACAAAGTATCAGATTACCAAGATGCAATGAAAGATATCAGAGAAGAAAGAAAAAATAGAGAGCAGATGGACTTTAAAAGAGAACAAGCTGCAATTCAAAATTCAAACTCTCAAGCAAAATTAGAGATTGATAGAGAAAAACTTTCTACTCAAAGAGAGATTGCAGATAAGCAACTTCAGATTGCAAGAGAGAACAAGAACAAGTATGACGTTCAGAGTTCTAAATCTAAGAAAGAAGATAAAAAATAAACCTTCTAAATATATTTACATAAAGAAAAAATATAGATAGCTATATACTGCACAAAATCAAAAACATTAGTTGCATTTTGTAAGTTTAATAGCAAAAAAATTTTTATATTGTATATGTAAGTATTAGTAATTACAAAACCAACAATATTATGGCAACAGAAACTAAAACAGTAGAGAGCAAGGTAGCTCAAGTGGATATTGATTTAGATTCTCTTTTTGATGGTGCAGCTGGTGCGGATAGCGTAACAGTTCCAGAAGAAAGTAAACCTAAATCTGTATTTAGCAAACCAACAGCAAATGCAGACTTTTCTTTTACAGAACCAGAAGATTCTGAAGATGTAGAAGATAGTGCAGAAGAAACTGAAGATGTTGAAGAGTCAACAGAAGATACAAAATCTGAAACCAAAGAAAGTGCAGAAGATGTTTTTAAAGCACTTGACGAGGATGAAGATGAAGAGGATGAAAAGAAAGAAACAAGAGGAAGAAAAAAGATTTCTGGAATAAGTGATGTATTTAGCAAGCTTATAAAAGATGATAAAATTGTTCCTTTTGATGATGATAAACCGCTGGAAGAATATTCAGCAAAAGACTGGGAAGAACTCATTGAAGCTAATTTGGAAGAGAGAGCTCAACAAGTTAGAAGAGAGACGCCCAAACAGTTCTTTGAAAGTTTACCACAAGAACTCCAGATTGCTGCACGTTACGTGGCTGATGGGGGTACAGATCTGAAAGGTCTATTTTCAACACTTGCTCAAGCAGAAACAAAAAAGCAGCTTGATGTAAGTAGCGAAAGAGATCAAGAAGTTATTATCAGAGATTACCTCAGAGCTACTGGATATGGAACAGCAGAAGAGATTGAAGAGGAAATTGAAGTTTGGAAAGACTTAGGAAAGCTTGAACAACAAGCTATGAAGTTTAAACCAAAGTTGGATAAAATGCAAGAACAAGTTGTTGCACGTCAATTGCAAGAACAGGAAATGCGTAGAAGACAACAAGAACAAGCTTCTCAACAATACATGGAGAACGTATATAACACGCTTAAAGATGGTGCTTTGGGTGACATTAAAGTTGATAGAAGGACTCAGTCTATGCTATACAACGGTTTAGTTCAACCAAACTATCCTTCTGTAAGTGGTAGAAATACAAACTTGTTAGGTCACTTGCTTGAAAAGTATCAGTTTGTTGAACCAAACTATACACTAATTTCAGAAGCACTGTGGTTGTTATCTGATCCTGATGGATACAAATCCAAGATCATGGAGAAAGGAGCACAAAAGAGTGTGGAGAAAACGGTAAGAAAGCTTAAGACTGAACAAGCAAATGCTGGTGGTTCCTCTCTTGGAGTAGAGCAACGTGAAGAAGATACTAAAACACGCAGCTCTTCAAAAAGAAAGATTCCTAGAAGCAATAACATATTTAAAAGGTTTTAACTAAAACACAAATAATAATCAATTAATAACAATCAATTATGGCAACTCCTGTTTTAAACAATGGAATTTTCCTAAGAGATACTAGCTACAAAGCAAGTTCTCATGTTGATTCTTATCACCTTACCCAGATGCTTGGTTCTGCTGAGCCTATGGATATGGGACCAGTTGATCTTTGGGCTATGACCCAGAAGGTAGAAATGCCTTTGTATCAAATGGCTTCTTTTGGTGGAAAGAATACAATCTTGGTAGACAACGCACGTGGTGAGTACAAATGGCAAACTCCTATCGCTCAAGATTTACCTTTTGTTGTAGCTGACATTGAGCCAGCAAATGACGCAAAAGGTGTTGATGGTACTACCTTCAAGATCAAGCTTTCTAAAAGAGCTTTTGGTCATGGTGATATCATTACTTATGATAAGTACAATGGCTTGGAAATGTACATCACTGCTGATGACATTATTCCTGCTGGTGACGGATTCATCTACACTGTTCAGTTGGTAAACAACAACAGTGCTGTTTCTTTAGATAACTCTTACTTGGCTGCTGGAACTAAGTACTTCAGAAAAGGTTCTGCACGTGGTGAATACGGTGAGAGATTCTCTGACATTGAAACTGGTTCTGGATTCCGTGAGTTCTACAACTTTGTTGGTGGAGCTGAAGCACACGTACACTACTCTATTTCTAGCCGCGCTGATTTGATGATCAAAGGTGGTTTGAATGCTGATGGTACTGTACCTGTAACGGAAATCTGGAGAAACTTTGATGAAAGCGGTAACCCTTCTGTTTCTTCTATTGAAGAATTGGTAGCTAGCATGGGTAAAGCTGGTGCACGTCAAGCATTTGAAGAAGGTAGATTGAGCAGAACTTTCGTTACTAATATGGAAGCAGCTCACCTTAGCAAAATTGCTAATGACATTGAAACTTACCTTATGTGGGGTAAAGGTGGTAAGGTTAAGCAAGACGGACCAGATGATATCAGATTGTCTGTAGGTTTGTGGTCTCAATTGGATAACTCATTCAAGAGAGTATACAACAAGTCTTCTTTCACTCTTGATATGTTCAAGTCTGAATTGTACAACTTCTACCAAGGTAAAGTAGAATTTAAAGGACCAGACCCACAGCGTTCTTTGGTTGTTCAAACTGGTATCGGTGGTATGCAGTTGATCAACAAGGCTATTGCTGATGAGGTATATGGTTCTGGTTTGGTTCAGAATGCATCTGACATTGGTGCTGTTAAAGGTAGTGGTATGGATCTTGACTTCGGTTTTGCTTACACCAGCTTCACTATTCCTTTCTTGGCAAATGTTAAGTTTGTATTGAACCCTGCATTTGATAACCTTCACACTAATGATGTTGAGAATCCATTGATTGATGGACGTCCTTTGAGCTCTTACAGCTTCATCATCTTTGACGTGACTGAAAATGGTAACGATAACATTCACTTGTTGAAGTTGTCTTGGGATAACCAATTGAAGTGGTTCTACCAAAACGGTACTATGGACTACATGGGACGTACTCAAGGCTTTGCTTCTTCTGGTAACTTTAATGGTTACAGAGTTTACATGACTCAAACCATGCCAGCAGTATGGGTGAAAGATCCTACCAAAGTGTTGAAAATTGTTATGAGAAACCCTGT